TCAATCTTGTTTGAAAATTGGCAAAAAAGGAAACTGCGGCTGGCAGGTCAGTTTGATCTCGTCGAACAGCTTCTGATCGCCCACGCCTGTTGTATGCGGAGACAGTAACAGGTAGTAGTTGCGCCCTTCATGTTTGCCAAAAACAATCCACTCACCAGTCAGGCGTCCCTGCTCGTGACGCTCCTCAAACTGCTGGACCGTGACGGCATGAAGAAAGCCCTCCCAATCCGCCTTTTCTCCTATAGTACCGTCTGGTTGAGGGTCTAGGTATTGAGCACCGAGTTCAGCAGTGCGTTTTCCATTACCCAGTTGACTGTAGACGTTTGCGGCCACAAATCGACCAGAGAAAAAATGCTGGTGCCATAGCCCACTCAGGGGTGGTTTCGTGAACGGCGTTGCCCGCTTGGTTGACGACTTGCTGTCCAACCCTTCAAGTTTCTTTATTTCCTCAACGATCATGAATGGGTTGATACCATAGAGTCGCTCAAAGATATGCATCTTAAGGACGAATGCCCAGCTGTAGCGGCTCGGCGCCACACGATCTAATCCAACGATACGGGCGTATTTCCCCAGCATTTCCTCCGAGAACTCATGAATTCCATCGGCTAGGTGCACACGAAAAGTTTGCATTATCGGCTTGTAGTTGGATGCAGCTGGATAATTCCGTAAAACAACATGCTAGAATTTAACGCCAACATTTTACCAAGGGTTTGATATGGCAAATACAATATTTAGCGTCCTCCAGAACTGCGCCAGTCCAGAAGCAGATTATTTTGATGGCCTTCTGATTCGCACTAAGAGCGGAGCGGAGCATCAGGGTACGCTGAGGCAATGGAATGCAGTTTCGACTCCTAATTTGATTTGCCTCACCGGCGAACGAGGCGTGCTGACGTATATTGAGCGGGATTCAATCGAATCAGTCTCCATCATCAACCCCGCCGCCTGATTACAACCGTAAATTGGCCGGCGTTTGCCGGCCTTTTCACTAGCTAAAACAGACCGCCCATCGCGGTAGTATCCCAGTTCGTGATGACCAACTCCTTGCTGGTTTGCTGTGACCCCTCCGTGTTGGCCACGCTGTACTTGATATCCAGACCGAGGATGTGTAGACCGTTAAACGCCTCGCGGATGGCCGGATGGTCGTTGATCGACACCATGACCTTCCCCTTACAGGTCCGCATAAACTCGGCCAGCTCGACGTAATTGGAGAACGGGAAATCGACGCCGTAGCCCTCCGTTTCCCAGTATGGCGGATCGCAGTAGAAGAACGTATGTGCGCGGTCATATTTGCGCATGCAGTCTTGCCACACCAGGTTCTCCACATAAGTTCCGGACAGGCGCAGATGAGCCGCGCTTAAATTCTCCTCGATGCGGCACAGGTTGATCGGTGCGCCGGTAGTGGCCGTGCCGAAGTTCTGGCCGCTCACCTTGCCGCCGAAGGCGTGCTGCTGGAGATAGTAGAAACGTGCAGCGCGCTGGATATCCGTGAGCGTGCGCACGTCCGTCATCTGCTGCCACTTGAACACCTGGCGGCTACTGAGCGCCCATTTAAACTGGCGAACGAACTCCTCCAGGTGGTGCTGAACAACGCGGTACAGGTTGACCAAGTCGCCGTTGATATCGTTGATAACCTCGGTGGCGGCCGGGAACGGCCGCAGGAAGTACAGCGCCGCGCCGCCGCAGAACACCTCGACGTAGCATTCATGTTTTGGAAACAGCGGGATAAGCTTGTCGGCCAAGCGGCGCTTGCCGCCGAGCCATGGAATAATTGGACTAGTCACTACTTTGAACTTGTGACGCTCGACGGCGCTCTGGTTCGGGACTCTCGGTCCTCAGTTGATTCATGGTGCCGCAGCGCGGACACTTGATGTTGAGCCTGGTGTATTCACCTTCGGCGAGTTTTCGGTGGCAGTTGCCACATCGAATTTCTTTCATTTAACGCCCTGTGCTAAGATGCCGCCCCTCTGCAGAGTGGCGGAGCCTTGGTTCGTGCGCAGGTCAAGCTGCAATCGAATGGTCGGCCTGGTGTTCCCGCACCTGGCCGGCCGCTTCGTTCATTTAAACGCCTTCTGAATTTTTGCAGTGGTCCTTCTCGATCCAATCCAGGACGCGGCAAAGAACACAGCCCCAGCGCCGGCCCTCGCTGCGCGCGCGACTTGCGCGACTGCTGACAGTCTCAGTATCCAAGCCGCCGGTCGCAGCATTGCCGACGCGGTCATACCCTTTAGCAATGCGCCAGAAGCGGTCGCTCCCGGTGACGGCCGCGACCAACAACCACAGCGACGCGACCATGTGTGCGAATTGGCACACCAACACAATCAACAGCAGGCCCAGGCGCTGAGCAGCCGCGCGAAACAGTCGGCCAATCATTGCGCACCGCCACCGATGATCGCGGCAATGCGCTGGTCCGCCTGATCTGCCGGGATGACGTTGGCCGCCACCAATGCCATGACGGTGTGCTGGACCGCGCCCTGCACAGCAGGATCTGCCAGCACAACCTCGGTTGTCCGTGGATCGTCCAGGCGCCGCATGAACAGCTTCACGACGTCGTCCGTGCTGCGCAGCGCTTCGATAGCGATCTGCTCTTGCATCGTCCAGCGGAAATAGAACTCGTTCGGCCCTACAGTCGGCGGTGCCGGGGTGTAGCTGTACTGGTCCTTGTCGATGTCCGTAAAGCGCTGGTCGCCGCATTCCCACGTACCGGAAATCCACTGTGGAACAGCAGCCACCTCGATTTTGGTGGCGGTTGCGATATGAGTTAGTTGAGGCATCAGTATCCTTTCAGAACGACGGAGTTTTGCAGAATGTAGCCTTTGTTGCCGACTACGTTAGGGGTACTGGACTGGTGGTCGAATGCACGCTGCGCAGGCCCAGGCAACGGATTGATCGGCAGTGCCACCGGTCCCACCGACATTGAGACGAGCGTTCCTGCAGCGCCTGCCGCGACGCCGTTCTGCGCCACTCCGATGATCGACGCATCCAGGTAACGCGCCACCCGAAACTTGCTCGAGTTGCTGCCCTCCGAGGGGCTATATGCCAGCACGGTAAAATCCCCCGCTGGCTTAAACGTGTGCGGGTTGGCCGCGCCGGTCAACGTCCAGGGCGTGGTGCTGACCGCGTACTGCACTACCGTACCGTCGCTACGGATCGACAGCGCATAGACTGCATTTTGGATGCAATGGACGATGAAGTCACGCTCGATGAAGAAGTCGATAGTGCCGGTCATAATGACCAGCGGGAAAGTGCTTACCACTGCGCTGGCCCCGCCAGTCGTAGACAGCCTGCAGATCCACACGCCGGCACTGCTCGGCGCCTGACACATGATCCAGAAATATGTCCCGTCAGCCCGCATACGGAACATGGGGCTGATGCCGTTCGACGTCATCGAGAACGGCAATGCCGCTCCCTGCAGCACACCAGCATTGCTCAGAACGAAGGCTTTGGCCGTCGCCGTGCCTCCGGTTGTAAGTTGTGAGGCCACGGCGAAATAGCCAGGGACTACTGCCAGCTCTGGCATACCGGCGGAACCTTGCGAGTTTTCCAGCACGGTGTATGCCAATGCTGCGACGCCAGCGGCGGTGAAGGAGGCCACGCCCAGAGCCTGATTTACCGTTGTCGAGCTAATGGCAACCACGATGGTGCCATCGGACAGCTGCGCACAGCGAGCGTAATTCCCTAATAAGGTCGTGTTTGCGATAGCCGCGCTGGCGCGAACGACGGCGCCGCTGTTGCTGTAGATCGCCAGATAAACCGCTGTCGCAGTGGACGTGCCTGGTGCCGCGATGGTGACTGCGAAACCGCCGCCCGACAGCGCAACCGCATAAAGACCATTGCCGTTTGTCGTCGCGGCCGGCCCAGTTATAGCGGTCTTAGCAACCAATGGGTTCAGGTCGGTATCGCAAATACTGAAGAACTGAGCATTCCCCCCAGTAGACCAAGTCTGCGCAAGATTACCGTTCGATAGCTGAATGAGGTTAAACGCGCCGTAGTTAGTCGCCCCAACGTCATCCAATTTCAGCGACAGTAGGGCTACCCCAGCTGGCGAATACTTAGTCAGCATGACCTGCGAGCCCGATCCCATCGCAAGAATGAAAATGCACTGATCCAGCGGACTCACCCAGCACGCCTGTTTGACATCATTATTAGTCGCGTTGGTATTAGTAACTACGGTGGTCTCTGCGATCAACGCCGCGCCACCGTTGTTGCTTCCGACGCTGCTAGCAGGCGCGGCCCACGACGCAGTTTGTGCTGGATACAAGTCCCCTTTGCTCGTCATATACAGCAGATCATTGACTGCGATAGCAAAGCGGCTGGCTTTAGCCACCAGCGTGTTGTTTCCCGATGCTGAACCCCCAACACCATTTCCAGTCCCAGCTACAAAATCACTAAGCTTAGGCATTACACGAGCCTCCAATCATTACCGTTAAACCAAATAGAAAATTGCCTGTCGCTGAGGTCGATCGTCAGGTCTGCGGAAAAACCCATGATCGTTTTGCCATTGCGGCCGAGCGTCCAGTTCGTCGTCCCCCAGTTGTTTGTCACGTCGATGAAGGTGACAATCGTTCCCTTTGTCGGAGTGGGCAGCGTCAGCGTAAAAGTACCGCCGGTCGAATCAACCAAGTACACTTGGCCAGCAACCAAGGTGCGTGCGCCATTGCAGTATGTTGGCCCGGCCCCTGCAATAAGGTTCTGCACAGTCCCCAGGTTGACCGCGTGATAGGCCCGCGACGCAGTGCCGACCTGGACTCCGCCGCCCGTGCTGCTGGTCAAAATCCAAGAAGCCAAGCCGGCATGCCACATCAGTGCCACTTTGCCGCCCGCGACAATCTCTCCGCCCTGTAGCGGCAGATGGAATCCCCCGAGGATGGGTGCCGGCGACAAGCCGTTCGGGGCAAAGGTGGTTGCGGCGTTGTTGGCGACGCTGGCCTGGTAGTAGAGCGTCATGCCATCTGTCAGATCGGCCACTGCCGGGAGGAAGCTGGCGGTCTGCGCATTTGCGGTGCCACCGCCGGTCGCATACACCAGGCTGTTCTTCTGCACGGCGGCGCGCGTGGCAGCGTCGCCCGCTTCATACTTGATGTCGGACCCGTCACAGACAATGCCGTCCACCACACCCGGCGAAATGACGACGCCGCCGCCATTCGTGGCGAAGCAGCTAACGGTGTAGTTGCCGGTGGTCGCGTTGATGACGTCCCACTTGCCGATGTTGCGCGGGAAGATCAGACTCACATTCGCCGTCAAAGCGCCAGTGATGACGATGAATGGCGCGCTGTACTGGGCTTGCGTCAGAATTGTGACGCCTGCTGACACTTGGACGGTGACAGCGGAATTTGCGACCTTCGACGCTGCGGCCTTGATGGCATTGAGAAGTTGGTCAGTGCGACTGCTGTCCAAGGCAATGCCGGCGTCGCTAATCACGCCGACGATTTCCTGCTGAACCGCATTGAGCCATGCAGCCGTGACGACCGTACCCTTAACGCCGTTAAACGGGTCGCCGTCATGAAACAACTGGTCGGGTGTGTTGATAGTCTGCATTCTAGTCTTCCAAATCTACAAATGAATAAGCCGGTTTAACGCTGTCAAGCCAGATCAACACCTGGCTACGGTCGGCGTCCGAGATGATCTGACCGTTGCGCCGCAAACGAACGCGCCAGTACCAAACCACCTTGTCAGGGTCATACAGCCGGTCGCCGCAGGCGTTCTCGCCAGCGAAGAAGCCGCGTGGCTCGTCGATGATGACGGTGTAGCCGGCTTGCTCCAGCAGCGACTGGATGTACGCTTTGGACAGGCCACCGGTCTGATTCACCTTCGTGACCAGGCGGGCCTGGCGCTCCTCGACCGTCGTCGCAGCCATCAAACCTTCGTCTGGAAGGCCATAGACGCGCTCCCAGTCGTCCAGCAGCGCCACCGTGGTACGCGGGTCCATCTCCTGCAGCAGCACGGCAGCGCTGGCCTGCACGGCATCCAGTTGGCGGCCCTCGGCGGCCAGCTCAGCCGACAATTGCGGCGCAGCTGGATCGTAGGAAACCGCAGGCAGAAGCAGTTTCAGATAGTCGGCATGCTTATACATACAGATTCACCAAACCGAGCGCTGCCATTTCGATGTTCGCCGCGTCCACCCGCGTCACGACGCTGGCGGTTGGCGATACCAGAGTGACGTCCGTTACACCTGGAACATCGGTGATCGCGGCGAGGATGCGCCCACGCAATACCGTAGCGCCTGGCGCGAGCCCAGCGATATAGGCGCTGACGACGCTGCGTACCGCTTCGATCACGGCGGCCAGGCTCACGCCGGCCGCGAGCGTCACCTGCGCCACGACGTCGACGACCACCAGAGCCGGCGTCGACACCTGGCAATCGCCGCCGGCCGGGTTGACCGTTTCCAGATAAGCCTGCACGGTGTTCTGCAGCACGCGCGTCGCAGGCAGGCCGTTAGAAAGGATGGCCACGTCGACCTTGCCCATGCCCCGACGCAGCGGGTAGCACCAGGCGGAAGTCACGCCTGGCACTTCCAGCGCCCAGCGCCGGTAGTCGTATTTGTTGCCGCCTGCAGGCGGATGGCGCAGGCGGTCAAGTAGTCGCGCCAGGATCGCGCTGCTGGACTCGATATCAGTGCCGGAAGCCATCGCAACGATTGTCGCTGTGGACGAAACACCGGCCGGCGTTTGCGTCAGCGTTAAACTGGTTCCGCTCGCCTGATTGCCGGCGAAGCCTGGCGTGGCTGCGGTTGCGTCCAGGAGCAGCATGCCGTCGGTGCCAATGACGCCGGCCGCCGTGGTTACATACGAGTTTCCATCCAGCGCCTTCCCTTCAACGCCGGCATTGATCGTGCTACCAGGCACGCCGCTGAATTTCAGAGCGCCGGTGGCTGCGGTGGCAGCCTTCTTGTAGATGCCATACTTCGCGGCATGCTGCAGCATCTGGTCTTCATCTGCCGTGTCGGGAAAGATTTGGCGCGCGGTCCATCCGAGCGCCTGGTACAGCCCCTCAATTGCGCCGGCAGTCGAGTTTGCGCGTAATCGGAAATCGGAGTCGGCGCCGACCGCAGCCTGCGGATTCTGATTGAGAATGTCGCGGAGCATCCCGTCGCGGATCTGCTCAAAAGACAGTGTTGGAAATGTCATTTCTTGTAGTCCCTTAGATGACTTTTAACGGGAGACGGAATGTGGTTTGCTCGCCGGACACCGCAGTCAGGACAATGCCCAAGTAGATGCGGCCGCCGCCGGTCCCATCCTTCTCATGCGCGACGCTGACATCAATGCTCGATGCGCGACCGTCATCCATCAGTGGCTTTAACGCGGCCTGCGCATATTGCTTGGCCAGGACGGAGTAGCGCCCCAAGTCCTTCTGGCGCTCCAGCTCGTGTAGCCGGCTGCCCAGCGTAGGGTCGGCCCAGTAGCTGCCCAGCGGTGTCATCAGGCGGAAGTACGCCGCGTTTGCCAGGCCGGCCATCGGATCGCGCGAGGGCGCGCCGTCGACGAGCTGGTAGTCGCTGGTTGTAGGGTTGACGAAAATATCCATTACATGCTCTTGTCTGGCGTCGGCGTATTGCCGTGTTTGTGGCCGTTGTAGGTGTCACGCATGCCGGCCATCGAGCCGACCTTATCCTTGATGTCGCCGCCTGCACTGATGCTGCCGCCAGCGCCCACGGCGCCGGTCGCGTTGACGTTGCCGCCAGCGCTGATGTTCCTCGCCACCTTCAGGTCTTTCGTTGCGGTGACAAGCGGCGCGTCTAGTTCGATTTCCGGCGTGTTGGTGACGGTGACTTTCAAGCCGCCGCCGTTGACCACGATGCCGTCGCGGGTCAGATGCACGAACTGGCCGAGGTCGTCATAGATCGCCACCTCGCCGCCCTGCAAGCCCTTTAGGCGGTACTGGGTATGCTCGCAGGCGATGACGATGCCGTGCGCGGTCTTGCCGCCAATGGGCAGCACCGCCAACTGCGTGCCAGGCAGTGGGACGGAGGTGAAGCCGTAATGCTGCATCAGCTCGTTGTCCTGCAACTGCTCGCCGGCCAGCGCCTCGCCCTGGATCAGCTGGATTGGGGTGCTGCTGTCGACCGTGGTCAGCACAGCGCGGAATGCCTGGCGAATCTTGCCCAGGGCGCGGTTGACCGCGCGCATCACAGTATCGACGCTCATTTCAAGTCGTCCAGAATGATCACTTCGCCCGTCAAAGCGTTCTTGCCTTTGCGGTGCTTGCCCTTGTGCGGGTGAGCCTCAACTACCCACACGCCGTCCTCCTTCAGCGTTAAATCGGTGGTGGTTCCGTAACCCCGGCTGCGTTGAAACTTGCGGGCCATGAGGAAGTAGATGGCGTCAATGCCATCAGCATCGGACACGACGCGTACGCGCTGGCCAGGCTGCCACAGCATGCCGTCGCCCGGCTGGCCAGGCGCGTTGATCCGATGCCCTTTGACGGTGATCTGCATCTCGAAGGCGCGCAGGCGCGAGTCGCCCATCAGCTTGGCGGCGCGGTCCTTGCACAGTTCGGCGGTGTCGGTTTCGTGGTCGACCACGATCTTCGGACGCGACCAGGTGATGCCGGTATCCTTCGCCACGCCCTTGAGGTTGTGTTTGCCGCCCTGAGCCTTGGTCGCGTGGGTCTGGCCCAGCACGGTAATTTCCGAGAAACGGTCTACGATATCGTCATCGATCTCCAAGCTCTCGATGTTGCAGTCATCTGGATTGGCCGACAGCACGGCGACCGGCGGCGTCGTGTAGTCCGGGCCGCCGATCACGAGCGTGCCGTCCGGGTCGAACCACGGCCATAACCCTTCCGCCTCGGCAGCATTGCGCAACACCTCCCAAGCGGTATCACCTGGCTCAACGTTGATCTTCTCGCGCTGCGTGGTCTCGGTGGACGTCTGCATGCGCACCTTGGCGATGCCGAGTGGTCGTACGATGTTGGTCACGATTTCTTTCAGCGTGCTCATCTTGCGGACGAAGACAGGCGCGGAGCAGTCCACCAGTTGTGCGGCACTGTCGCGGCCGGAAATCTGATAGGTGCGCACACCTTTCTTGAGCACTCGGCGCACTCGGTCGATTCGACCGGTCAGTACCAGGTCATTGCCCACGCGGACCTGCATCTCAGCGCCCGATTTCACATAGGCCGGCAGCGTCCTGCCTTGACCGGAAACCGCAAACTGCCAGGCGTCGGCCGGCGTCAGCAAGTCCGAGTCAATCGTGTATGCCTCCCAGGCCGCATGCGCCTGGCCGGCTACCAGGAGGAACAGCGCTTCGTTGTCCTGTGCGGAGAAATCATTTTGCATAGGCATTGAGCTTGTCTCCAGTGTTTGTGGCGTTTGGCAGTCGAAGATTGTTCAGGCGCTGCAGCTCCACCGCGCGGGAGTGATCGCCATACCAGCGGTGCGCCAGGAGACGCAGCGGTGCCGGCGACGCCACCGTGCGAGAAACCAGGGCCGGGCGAGCGTTGATCACGGCGCGGCCTGCCTCTTGGACGGACATTGCGAGGGACTTTAACGGTTCGGTAATGGCGCGAGCCTGCTCGATGCCGTAGCGCGCGCGCACCTGGACAATCGCTTCCTCGATGGAGTCGCGGACGGCCGTCACCACCTGCTCGATCTGGCTGGGGGCGGACAGCGGCGTGATGCTCTCTGCGGCCATGACGTCGGCGGCCACGCGCGCCTTGGTGGTGGCGCGAACCGTGGCGATATGCACCAGCAGCACCTGCGTGTCAGCATCCAGCTGAGACTGGGCGACCGGATAGAGGGAGGACGCAGGGACGACACCGGCGGCGGCGGTCTGAGCGCTAGCTGCTACTGCGGCCACCCACGCGTCATAACTACCAGGTGCGTAATCCTGGCTGACTGGCGTGGGCAGTACGGCGGCGGACGAGAACAGCCGGTCAATTTGCGCAAATGCTTCGCCGGCCACTGCGGCGCTGTCGCTGCCAGCAGCGACTAGCTGCGGTGCGACGGCCGTAGACGATCCAGCCGGCAAGAGGCGGTTGACCGAATTGCGGGTAATGTCGGCCTGGCGCTGCAGGGCATCCAGTTGGTTCGGGACTTGGCTGATGAGCGCCTGCGCCAGCGCCGTCACGTCCTGGACGAAGCCCATGGCGTTGCGGATAGGGTCGGTAATGGAGGTCAGAATCTCATGAGCCTCATTGTTCACGGCCACCAGGAACGTGACGGCGTTCTGACGCATGGCGCTAATTCGGCTCATGACACTGAGGTCGCCGTCGGCCTGGCCGGCCAGCTTGTCGCACTCGTCGACCAAGACGCCGCCACTCGCGGTTTCCGCGTCATCGGCCGCGTCGTCCATGGCGTCGGCCGCTTGGCTACTCAGCTGACGGGTGAAGAATGGCGCGCCAGTGACGGACTCTTCAAATTCGATATCGACGGTGCAGTAGTCGACGTTATCTGCATCGTGGTGGACGCGATGGGTTCTGACCTGGGCGCTCTCAATCACACCGTAGATAGGATGGATCAGGCGGCCGGCGCCGCGCGTATCCAGTGCCGCTATGAGCGCCTGCAGGCGCTCTTCGTAGTCATCGCCCCAGAGAACGGCCTTTACCGAGAACTTGCGCTCGTCGCGGCCCATATCCTCGATATCCGTGCCATCGGTGTACGGATAAGAATGCCGCGCGAGTGAACGTGGCGTCTCATCGCTCAACGACTGCACGTCGAATTCGATATCGCGGAAGCTAGCAGGTAGGAGTTTTTCGGCCCAAGACATGCCCGCAGCTTACGCGCGCGCAAGAGGCCAGATAAGGCGGATGGGGTTCGGGGGGAAGCCCCGAACCGATACGAAAACGCTACTTGCGGGTCGCTTGACGCTGCTGCTCGCGGCTTACCTCAGCGGTGATGAGGTGGCTATCGGTGGTGATTTTCACATTTACCTCTACTGGTTCGCGTGGCACGAGTTTCACGGCTTCGTGCTGTTTCTGCCCTGTGACCGCATCATATACCGCGTTGACGGCGCGGGTCAGGAACCGGTCAAACGCCGTCCCCTCAGTTGCCTTATTGATGACGCTTCCGATGCCATATCCCGCAGCGCCGGCAGCAACCACCGTGCCGGCCGTGGCCGCTGGCGCAGCCGCCGCGAAACTGGCGGCCGGCATCGTAGCTGCGAAAGCGCCGGTCGTCAGCAGGCCGCGTGCGCCACTGCCGACTGCACCACTCAGCCGGGCCAGCAAACTCGGGGCTGCGGCGCCAGCGGCGGCTGCACCGACTCCAGTGGCCGCCGATCCGGCTGCTGTACCGACAGCACCGGCCGCTGCTGCGCCGGCCGCCGCGCCGCCGGCACCGGTCAACAGCTTCATCAGGCCCGATGCGCCCGCCGCTGCCGCAAGTGCGGAGAGTGCCGACGCGGACAGCTTGGCGCCAGCCGTTAAATTCGGGTACTCCCGCGCTGTCTCAGTCATCAGGTCAAGGGTCTTCTTCAGCGGTCCGTCCAGCTGGGTCATGCCCTTGTAGGTGGCAATGTCGCCTTCCTGAACTGCCTGCTCCTTTTTGAAGCCGGCTTCATTGGCGATAACGGCGTAGTTCGTTTCCGTGGTGTCTTTCGCCGCGTTGACCTTCGCCTCAACGTCCTTGAGGTAGTCCTTGTTGTTGAGTGCAGCAACCAGATACATCAGCGCTTGGCGGTCTTGGATCAGCTTGCCGATGGCCGAACCTTCGATGATATCCGCCTGCGCCTCATAGGTCGCCTTCTTCTCGTCGCCATCCTTGGTCTTGGCGGCTTTATCCTTGAGCGTGGTGTAGCGCTTGTCCTGGGAAACAGTTCTCTCGGTGAGCAAGGTGAACGCCTGCAGGGAGTCAATCCCTTTGGCGCGTGCGGCCGACAGCGTGCCGGAGAGGTCGATGCCCAGCTTCTTAGCATCCTGCGCCGTGTCCTGGCTGTTGATCTTCGCCAGGAAGTTGACCAGGTTGTTGCCGGCTTCGTCCTTGGAACCGGCGGTGATGACCGATGCCTGGTTGGCGGCCAGCAGCTTGGCCAGGCCGCCCATGCCCGACATACCAGACAGCCGCGCAGCAGCCATCTGCTGCGGCAACCACTTGGCCATATCTTTCAGCTCAAAGCCACCAGCCTGGCCGGCAGTGATCGCCATATCCATGACTTTGGGAATCTCGCTGGCCTTGATCTTGAAGGTGGCCATGGAGCGCAGAGCGATGTTTGCCAGCTCGGTGGGATCGGCGCCAGACGCCGTGGACGCTTTTGTCAGCGTTGGCAGAACAGCCTTGGAATCGTCCACGCTCAACGTGCCGGCGGCAATCAGGGTGTCCAGCGTAGTGGCTGCACTTTCTCGCGTGCCTCCGCCCAACCGCACCGCCTTTTCGATGGCGGTGTTAAGTTCGGTCTTTCCCGCAATGCGGCCGGCGACGTCTCGGTCGCTATACGCGGTGTTGGCCATGCCTGCCAGGCGCATGCCGTAGTCCATGGTGGCATTGACGGGTTTGGCCAGGATGAACTTCGCCGCCGCCGCGCCGGCCAGCATGCTCCCTCCGGCCTGGCCAGCGCGCTGCAGCCGGCCCAGCACTCCGGCGGTTCGCTCCGCCTCGGTACGAGCGCCGCGCATGCTGGCCGCAAGCTGATCGCCAGGCCGCTGGCGCCCCAGCTCCCAAATCCGGCGCATGACGGCGTCATACGCGCGCCCCAGGAGCGATGTGGCCCGCTCAGCGGTCCTGTTGTGGTCGGTGATGCGATCAGCTGCTGCAGTGCCAACCTGGCCCGTCTGCGCGGCCTGGCGCTGCAGAGCCCGGTTTGCTGTTTCCAGCCGCTGAGTCCAGGTCAGCAGCCGGCCGTTTGCGGTGATCGATGCACCCGCCACCTGGCTGTGCGTGCGGCCGAGTACGCTGGTTGAAGTGGTGAGCCGGCGCGTTCCGTCGATTAGACGGTCTGTAACCGCGCGCCCGCTGTCGCCCAGGCGGTTGACGTCGGTGCGCAGACCGGTGATCCCGGTGCGCACCTCGCCTGCGCGCCAGCGCAGAATCATTGCAAGTTCTAAATTCGTGGCCATCGTGCAGGATAGAAGTTTGGAGGACCGGCTTAGCCGGCCTGCTGTCGTTGTTGGCGGCGCCGACGCGCCTGGTTGACGACCTTGCCGCTGCCATCGGGCGCCTGGCCTTGGGCCTTCGGCGCCAGATTAGAGAGGTGGGAGACTAGCTCGGCGTGCGTCATTGCCAGGACGGCGCCAGGATCAAACCCCACTCGACCGAGTACGATTTGCACCTGGCGCAACCACTTTAAGCGGGTTTCGGCGCCTTCTGCTTTTTTTCGGCCTCGTCGATGGCAGCCACGACAACGGAGTAGTCCGCATCCGCGAGATTGAGCAGCATGTCGATCTTGTGTTCATCTTCAGGAACGCCTTCAAAGCGCACCTGGCGCGCTTCGATGCCGACTTGCAGCCGCGCCTGGGAGACATTGGCGCCCAGCTCTTCAATCGCTTCGATACTGTGCCGTACCATGACCGGACGCGCGGTGACCTGCGTAATCTTCTGGCCGTTGTGCGTGAAGCCAATCGGCAGCGTTTTGGTGGAGGAGAAATCCATTTTTAATAGGTTCCGAGGTGTAGGTTATTCTTCGATCTTGCGGGTCGCGTTCATGGTCAGATCGCGCATCGCTTCGTTGTCGACTTTGTACTTTTCGCCCACCTCGACGGTATAGCAGTCCAGATAGCTGATGCGCTTGCCGCCGCCGCCTTGCGGATAGCGGGTCAGTTTCGCGCCTTCGATTTCTTCCCAGTTGATGTCGCCAGTCAGCGGGATCAGTACCGAAACCTTCAGCGAGATTTCTTCGATGCCGCGCGAGAAGCCCTTGGAGCGGCCGGTGCTGTTCATGGTTTTAACGGGCTTGCGGCCGGTCTTGATGGTCGGCTCGAAGGAGTCGCACTCGATTTCGACGCCGTCGACTTCCAGGACGATTGCGCCCTCGTATTCGGTCAATGCCATATTTACTCCAGAATGAGGTTAGCCGGCGCGGCGGCAGGCCACCGCCGCGCCAGCGGATTACAGGTACAGGTCGATGCGGCCACCGAACACATGCAGGCCGTTGACCACATCGGTCGGAATCTTCGCGTCCAGGCGGTTCGGGTCTTGGATATCACGCTCGACGATCAATCCGGCCTTGTACAGATCGACGTTTTCGATAATCTCCAGCTCCTCCAGTTTGACCATTACGTCCAGCAGCTCGGAGCGAACACGGGCAGGCGTGCGCATCGACAGCTTGTCGCGCGGGAAGCGCAGCGCGATGCGCTCGCGCATGGTCTTGCGGACGTAATCCAGCGTGCGGATGGTGGTGATATCCAGCAAGGAGACATCCGGCACGCCGTTCGCATCCAGGACGTAGGTCGACACCGCGCGGACAACCTGGACCAAACCGCCAGGGCCGACTTCAAACGGCGTTACGCCATTGGCCAGGGCGGTTTCCTGCTCCTGGCGCAGCAAGCGGCTGGTCAGAGGGATAACGCCGATACCGGCGAGCGCCAGGCCGTTCAGCGGACGCGCTGGGTCTTCTTCCGAGGCGATGAGGCCGGCGTAGGCTGCGGCCACTTCGTACGGGAGCGACAGCGTACCCGGCACCAGACCGAGCGAAATGCGGCCGGCGTTGACGCCAGTCCCCAGTGTGGTGGCCTGCGCCAGCGTTCCAGTGTGGCCGGCGGCGCCAACCGCACCGCGCTGCTCCATCGGCGACGAAACGCTGTCCAGGTGGCTGCGCAGCGCCGCCAGATTGGTGGCATCGTTAAATGCCGTGGCGATGATGGTATGACCGGCGCCGGCCACGCTGGCCAGCGTCGAAGCGGTTGTCGGGTCGGTCGCACCGCCGGCCATGGCCACAACGGTGGAAGTGATGCCGGTAACGCCGGTCAGCACGGTTGCAATCTTGATCTGGTTGCCCAGCGAACCCTTGTTTTTTGCCGTCAGCGTGACGACGCCTGCCGCCGCAGCCGCCGACACCGGCAGGTCCGGCCGTGCCGCGACACCAGCGACGATGGACGCGGCAATGACCGTCGGAGTGTCGGCCGAGGCCACCGCCACGGTCAGTACATCGTTGGCCACGTTCAGCGTCACGCTGCCTGCCGCAGTCGCGGCGCCGGCGATGGTGATGGTGCCGCTCGCCGCCGTGGCGCCGGCCGCATCGTCGACCGCGACCGCCTGCAGCGCCATGTTCGGATTGGTGCTGATAGCCGCCGAGGCCATCAGGTGCAGTTGGGAACCGTAGCCGAAGTATTTGGCGGCCTCGACGTCGGTGAAGATATCCACCAGCACACCGGCATTGACCTGGCCGGCGGCGACGCGCTGGCCCAGCAACAGCACCTTTTGGCTATTCGCTGCCAGCGTGCGAACCGCCAGCGCGGTGTTAAATTCAAAATACTTGCCAGGCTTGCGAATGCTCGCAGGGATGGCGCTAAACGAGATATTGGGACTTGCCATGCTTAGCCTCCGTTGGCGTTATCGGCCGCAGCGCGCGCGGCGGCCTTCTTGCTGATTGCGTTGTAGGGCTTCAGGTCGCCATCGCTGATGCGGCGCTGGTAGTAGGTCGAATCTTCGACCGTCACCGCACCTTCGTCGGTGATGTAGTTGTTGGGCTTGTCCTCCATCGGGACTTTAACGCCCGCCGTGGCGATGACTTCAATGGTGCTCATAGTTTCTCCGGTGAGGTAGGTTGATTGGTTTAACGCGGCAGCTCCACCAGGTCTGATGCGTCGGTCTTGTCGTCGCCTGGCTTCAAGCGATACTCCAGGCTGATCCTCAAGAACTCGGTGTCATCGCCAGGTTGTTTGACGTGCTCGTATTTGGTGTGCCATTCCTGGGCGAACACTGCCAAGCCGCTGGCACGCAGACGGGTGTTGTAGAGCGTGCGGATTGCGCCAGGCCGGAAGTGATCGATAGGCAGGCCGAGGTCTTCCATCGTAAACAGCGGCATCAGACCCTCGAGCATCTGGTACGCGCCGATTTCCCCAGCTGGGCCACCATGACGACCGGCGCGCTCGCTGCGGACACTGCGGGCGGCGCACATAATGGCGAAGGTCAGAGGCGTTAAAAACTTCCCGCTTGCCCGCTGCTCCGGTTTGCCTGCGCCGGCGAAGGTCACCCAAATGGCTGGCAAGACGCGCGCTACGTCGAACGTTTCATCATCGAACTGGCCGCCATAGCTCTCTACCGAGCGGGCGACCTGCAACGTCTTGAGTCGCGCGATCATGGCGTCCTCGATCTGGCCGATCATCAGTAGCCCTCCAATGAACGGCCGTCAAACCGGCGCCGGCCGGCGCGGGCCTTGATCGTCGCATTGGTCGTCTCGCCAGCATCGACCGGGACGCCATTGGCATCCGTTCCCAGGGATATGCTGCCGCTTGCTACCTGGCCCAGATACTTGATCGCCTGGTTATAGCGCGACTCAATATCTGGCGTGCACACAGCATCTGTGCCAGTCAGGCGATACCGGGCGATGTCGCATGCGTAGCCGACCAGGAGCAGCGGCGTGGCCGCCAGCGGGAGCGTGTATCGGCTGGCCAGGTAGCCGGAGATTTCCGCGTCTGCGTCGGCCAGCCCGCCCTGCAGCACCTGCGGATCAATTGCGCCGGTCATCTCGCGGTCGGTGATCTGGATCACCTCCCGCATGCCAAACCGGCGCACCATATCGTCTTGGGTGGCGAACATGGTCGATTACTGCTCGGCGTCGACCGCTGGGGCGGCGGCTTCGATGGAACCCAGCTTGACCAGTGGCTCGGCCTGTTCTTCCGTCAGCGTGATCGGTTCGCCTGGCGGGTAGGTTTTATCGTCGTGGGTGACGATGAATTTAACGGTGTAGGTTGCGGTGCCGACCTTTGCTTTTGCCATGAGTAGCAAGTCCTTTCTGTGGTTGTCGATGGCGCACGGGTGGCGGCTGGCCACCCGCGCTGCGATGGTTAGGCGATGATGTTGCCGAAGAAGTAGCCAGCTTCTGGCGCGCAGATCACTTCTTTGACGGACTCACCGGCACGGATGCGCTCCGAGCCGCGCAGGCCCACGGTCGGTGCTGCGATGTTGCCTGCGACACGGCCGCCGAACTGCGCGGTAAAGCCGAAGGTTGGCTGGCCGGTCTGCGCCGCCTGAATGTCGGTGTAAGTGAAGGAGCAGTGCTTGCCCCAGGTGCGCTGCATTTGCGGCGCCTGGCCTTTGCGAGCCGTATTGACGAATGCACCGCCGACGCAAATTTCGTCCAGCTCCAGCACTTCCTTCAGCTGGTCAATGGACACCGTGCCGGCATTCTGCGCGGACTTATAGACCGACTGGACCACCTTCGGATGTTGACGCAACGCCGTGAAGCCGGCGCGGCCGATGGTCATTTTGTTAGGACGAACGATAGGCTGGTCCAGCGCGTACAGGATGGCGTTGATCGGATTGCTATTGGCGTAGTCGCTCCACTGCGACGTGCCCGACAGGGTCTGCTGCAGCGCGGCGTTGTAGTTGGCTGGATTGAAGATCAGATTGGCCGCGCGCACTTCGCGGTCCAGCAGCACCAGGTTGGTCAGGAACATGGTGCTGATTTGGCGCGGGTCGATTGGGCCGCCCGACGCTGGCTTTTCCATCTGCTCCCACGCCACCAGTTCTTGGTGCGGGATCATATCGTCCAGGCCGTAGTCGACGCACTCGTCGGTTACGTCGGTGCCGCCGAAGTCGACCATATTCGGCTCCGACTTACGGCCGACCTTCGTGCCTGGCAGCGTGAACGCCTGCGCGATGTCGTATTTGGTGTACTTGAAGCGCATCGCAGTTGGCACGCGCGGCAGCACGCGGTCAGCGATCAGGGAATCGGCCGAGTTGCGCCAGGCGATTGCAATCGCGGTCAACTCCGGGTTAATCGGAAATGCAGTAGTGCTCATTGATGCTCCTGTTATATAGAAGTGGAGTTAAGCTGGCGCCCGCGCGCCAGCAGCGTGATTAGCCCTGGATCTGGCCGATGGACTGCATGAAGCGGATGACGTCGCCGGCTGCGGTGGCGCTTTCCAGCGCAAAGCCGACGACGCGGCTATTGACGCCGGCGGCAGGCGCCGCAGCGACGGCGCGGCCCACCGCATCCGAGGTGATCATCGTGCCGCGAGTGATAGCGGCGCCGGCTTCCACCATGGCGATTTCCGCGAACTGGACGTCGCAGCGCTCACCGATGGCGGCGCCGATGTCGGTGGTAACGCCGATCAACAGGTCGGTCGAAGCCGTGCCTGGCACGACGCGGTCATCGGCCGAACCGAACTTGACGAGACGGTAAGCCGGGATCGCGGCCTCCGCCTGGTAGCTTTTTGCCAACTGGAGATTCATCGTTGCTCCTATATATATGAGGGGATAAAACGGCCGAGGCCGCTTTTACTTGCCCAGGACGTGGTTGACCGCCTGCGCGGCGGTGATGATGCGGCCGGCTTTGCGCTCCGATTCCTGGAACTCGACGGCCGCGTTGGCAATCGCGTTCGGGTCTTCTGCGACGGGTACACGGCCCCGCTCGTTGCCGACTTCCTTGAATTCCACGATCTTCGGCTGCGCCTGCAGCAGCGCCTTCAGCGCATCTGCTGGAGCCAGTTGCTTGGAAGTGCCGGCTTCGGAAAACTCCACAACAGGAGCGTAGTCGGAAGGGCCGCCGGCCTGCATCGTTCCCAGGGCGCCGAGCAGGGCGACGTAGTTATCTTTCTGGCCAGGGTGCATTTGTGCGCTCTGCACCAACGACTCGCAAAACGCGACGTTAGCCTGATTGCGCTGTGCCGCAGCTTGGTCGGCCAGCTCCTTTTCGCGCGCGGCAAAGGCGCCAGCCTGGGCGGTCAAACGCTGATTCTCAGCCTGCAGGGCTGCAATCTCCTGGGGAGTCAGGGACATTACTTCTCCTTCATTGGGGTTGGGGGTGGGTTCGTTAAATGCCGGGACCGTACCTGCGGTGCCGGCCTCCGCTTCCTGCACGTCGGTGGCAGTGCGTTGGATTTGGTCGATCTGCCAGTTTGGGATCATCTGATCGGCCTTCTCGGTGCCGTCCTTGCCGATCACGTACTCGCGCAACGAGCGGAACAGGCCCGCGATGGTCAACCAGGTGTAGCCCTGTTCGCTGAACTCGAACGAGACGATGTTCTCGTCCGCTTCGTTAAATTCAGGATTACGCAGGCCTTTGACGGCCGGTGGCTGCGCGCCCAGGAAACCGACGTGACGCAGGTAGTACACGCCCGGCACTGGATTGCTTGGCGAGTCTGGGTGATAGAAGCTGGCCGAAATCTTCTTGTAGCGACCGGCATCGACCAGCTCGGCAAATGCCGGATCGATCTGCTGCGGCTCTGCGCTAAGGACGCCTTCCGCGAACGACAGCGACTTGATCCAGCCGTAGGCCGGCAAGTCGTGGCGCGGGTGGCCGACGACGACTGGCGCTTCGTGCAGCAACGGATCGTATGCCGCGACCGTAGCCGTTACATCGGATTCGGAGAAATTGAAGGAGCCGCCACTTGCCGCGACGTGCTTGCCAGGTTTGAAGATTTGGATAGTGTTCATGCCGCCATTGTGGGTTGGCGGCGTCACCCGGTTAAGGCTGACGGCGTTCGGGGGGGCGTGCTAGTGCTCGCTTTTTTAGGATAAATGAGTATGCAATCGGTGGCAACATCAAATGATTTACACCTTGCCAGCGCAGTTACCCGCGCGGACCAGATACAAGCCCGTTAAACACCCGTTAAAAAAGCGCATCGATCAAAGTCCATGCCTCCGCCCCGCTCGGTGCTGTTTTATGCCCCAACGCCGTTTTTTCGGAGGCGAACCTTGAGCAAAGAACGAAAGGCAACGCCGGAGTGCTATAGTAACAACACTAGGTGTATGAGGGGTACTCAATTCCTGGCGGCATACGCGGGAAGAACGAGTCAACAATATAGTTAAGGTCGGGTCGATATGTTGGAGAAAATTTTGGGACAAGCTAATCCGCTACAAATGATTGATCAGCAGGACGCCATAAATGAGGCGGTCGTTTTGGATGAATCCGACTACGCCGAGGTAGATGAGGCAACACCAGAAGTCCAGCCTATATCCTATTCGGGCACTGATTTCGATGTCGAAGGGTTAGTGCGCAGGTTGAATCGCGGAGATATCGTAATTCCAACGTTCGGGCACAGCGATCCGAATGTGGAAGTTGCGGGCTTTCAGCGCGCCTTCGTTTGGCGCCCGGCGCAGATGGACAAATTTATCGAATCTCTGCTACTCGGATTTCCTGTACCTGGGATTGTCCTAGTCCAGCAAGCGGATAAGCGGTATCTAGTGTTAGACGGTCAGCAGCGACTGAGCACCCTAGCAGCTTTCTATGACGGGAGACGAGGCAATCAGCTTTTTGCGCTCAAGACCGTCGCTGAAGAGTACCAAGATCTGACTTACTCTACACTTAGCGACGCCCAGCGCAGATCTCTAGATAACACGTTTATCCAGGCGATCATTGTGAAGACGGACGGCTCAACCAATTCGCTAGAGTCTATCTATCAAGTTTTTGAGCGTTTGAACTCTGGTGGTACACAGTTAACGGGCCATGAAATTCGTGTCGCGCTTTATGCGGGCCGTTTAATCGATTTCATCGCTGGGCTAAATCAGCTGCCAAGCTGGAGAGCGCTCTACGGAAAACCGTCACCGCGCCTTCGGGACCAAGAATTGATTCTGCGTATCCTGGCATTCTTCGTTTCTCCTGGGACTTACAAGCGGCCAATGAAGAAGTTCTTGAATGATTTTTCTGGGACTAATCGCGACTGCGCGAATTTGGATAAGGCGCATATCAAGGGGCTTCTAGACCGGGTATGTTCTCTGCTTAATGAGTCTGCTGGCCCCGCGTCGCTCCGACACCTCAGCAAACAAGTCAACGTTGCGATGACGGAAGCGGTAATCGTTGGTCTCATGCGGCGCTTGGAGGTCGGTGACTCCAGCCCGTCGCCTGAAAGTGTGAACCAGGCACTCATAAAACTTCTGGACGACAAAAAATTTGTTGAGTCTATTACTGAGGGTACGGCCGTTGACGACAGCGTTAAGTATCGCCTGGCATTCGCAGCGAAGATATTCGGGGCGCTGTAATGGCTAAAGTCACATCATGGCCACCGTATCAAGTCCATAGGCTGCGAGACTCGTTAGAAGAACTGGGGGAAGTCGTAAAGGCAGCGAGCGACGTAGATATTCTGCCGTGGCTCACTCGCATGCTAGTGGTTCGTAGCAGTGGCTATATAGAGCAAACCTGTCGTGAAGTATTTTGGGGCTACATCGCTGAACGATCGGGAGGCTTGGTCAAGACTTTCGGACACTCGTGGCTCGACAAAAGTAGAAATCCGTCTCCCGATAGTCTCCTAGGTATGATTGGACGATTCGATCTAAATTTAAAAAATGACTTTGATGGATTGCTGGAGATGGATGACCAACGCCTTAGACGCGAACTAGCATATCTTGTGGATCGTCGAAACCATATAGCTCATGGGTTAAGCGAGGGCATTAATCGTGACAAGGCCTTAACGTTGAAAGATGTGTCTTTAGAGATATCGGATTGGTTCATTCTTAAATTTAACCCTATGCGGGTTTAAGACCAAAGCAGCCAACATAACGTTCAGTTCATACTATCGAAATACTCTTGTATTGCTGACCGAATAGCGGTGTCAGCGTCGAGTTGAAGTTCGCCTTGCTCGCTTGTAGGTAGGAATGGGCGCGCCGGAATCACAGAGCCGGGATGGTTTACTTTTGTCACGACTCGACCGTTAAATGCCAAGGCTCGCTTGTTCTTCGGCAGGATCGTGTGCGGGCGAGTCTGACCTCCCAGGTGGTGAATGGCGGCATACACCAGGTTGCTGCCCACGCCGGCCGTGTCATCGGTATGGAACGAGGTCACGGAGTCGCGTAGTCGGCCAGAGTCCTGCAAGATCATGCCGCCCGCGCGCCTGGCTGACGGGTGCTTCAGGCCCAGCCAGTGCGGTCTACCTTGCGCCAGGAAGTTCATCGCGGTGATGCTGACCAGCTCGGTGGCAATGGCACGCATCAGCGGCGCGGGCCGCTCCAGTTTGGCCGCCGTGTCCCGCAGCAGGGTATCGGCAGCGCCGATATCCACATTTATTTCAAAGGTCATCGAGTTGTCCTATAATGGGCGTGCCAGTCTTCGGAATGCTTCCGAGTCCTTCCGCACAGTAGATCGTGTGGTTGATGAGACCTTGCGGGATTGCGCCCCCGCGACTGGCCCTAATTCCCTCTAGCGCAAGCGCTCAAACTTGCTAGTCACGGACCGCTCCGCCGCCTTGTCGTTGGTTCGATACAGCGTTAAAAAGTAATTCTTCAAGCCACTTTTGGTGCGCTTCAGGCCGGCGCGGTACAGAACGCCGTCCAGCTGCAGCACCACCAAGCGATCTTCCCCCTGCTTATATACAGCGCCACGATCAAGGATATCCGGGATCTTCTGGTAGTCCTCCAGACCAATCTCGGGGTGCTTTGCCAGGTGTTCAGCCAAAGAAGTTTGCGACAGGTACACGGTCTGGCTTAGCGCACCAATGGCGGCCACGTCACTCGGCTTCAACACGGCCACAGGGAAGTCCTCCTGCGATTTGCCGGCGAAGAAGCGCTGGAAGTCAGGCCCTTTGATCGTCCCTCGGATGTACTGCCTGGCCACCTGGTAGTCATAGCTGTCCAACTTGGGTTGGTACGCGGCCATCGCCTGATTGGTATTCCAGCCAGGGTCGGTCTGGAAAGACTTGTCCATGCCAGGCAGCTTGATCCGCGTCACCTTGGTAGTCCCCTTGCTGGGGTCGCGCTTGGAAATCGGCACCTCGACCTGGTGGGTGAATTCCCGCGAGTCCGACAGCTTGTAGCCCTGTGCCTCCATGGTCGACTTGCGCATGTTGATGACCGTGCAGCGGCATCCAAAGCCGTTTGGTGGCCAGATGTAGCGCCAGATCGGATCATCGGCACTGAATACCCGGCCGTGCAGCGCGCGGTGCCTGGGGCGCGTATGGTTATCCAGGACAGCGGTGTACATCCAGAACGGGTGCGTGTCCGCAGACTCGGTGAAAGCGTTAAACTTGCCCGCCATGTAAGACGTGCGAATATTCGTGTCGAAGATCGTTTTGAGCCGGCGCGGTGAACCGTATTGCACCGGCCGCAGCGAGTTTGGGTAGGTCGCTGTCACTTCGCCGGTGGCCGGGTCGATGGCCTTGCCCCACCAGCCTTTCTTCTGCAGCAGCGGGGTAAGACGATCCTGGAACTGGGCGAACGTGGTCCCGTTCTTCTGTGCGTCCATGAGGGCGTCATGGATATCCTGCAGCACGTCCAGCTTTGCGCAGTTTGCCACCGTGAACGCGCGCGCGTGCGCCTCCTGCCACACCTCCTGCCACCCGCCGCTAGTCACCAGTCCTTTGGCGCCCAAAAACGCGATGGCGCGCTCCGGCGGCAGATTAAACGCCACCCGGATATCGGTTGCCTTCATCAATCGTCCTGGCCTGGCACGTCCGCCTGGCCGACCAGCTGAGAAACAAACTCTGCCTGGCCCAGCAGCTGCTGCAGGCGGTCGCTGTCCATCATGGGGAATGCCTCCGCTACTGCGTTAAACGCTTCCTCGAACGAAGCCGCGCCCTGCAGCGCCTCAACCAGCGGCGCCAGCAACGCACTGGCCAGCGGCTGCAGCTTCTGCGCACGTCCGTCAACCGTATCGGTCAGGGCTTTCTCCAGGGCGATCTGGCCTGCCAGGCGCGTGAGGTCGTTCTCGGAGAACTCCGTTTCGGTGAGCGCTGCGCTGGCGGCGCCGGCCGGGGCCGCGTCCTTGCCAGGAACGACTTCCCATTCGCCGCCATAGGTCTCGTGGATCGACTTCAACGTGGGCCTGTACCCAACCCTGGAGATATTGAGATCTCGCTCCGAGCGCTCCTTCAGATCCGCCGGCTCTTCGACGATGCGCGAGATACGTGGCACGCCCGCGCCTGGCATGTTGAGGTCGACTAGCCACTGCGCCACGGTCGCGTTCAGAGTGTCGGACAGCAGGTCCGCATCGGCCTTGACCAGCTCGATGCGGACTTCCTTCTTGGTGATTGCAGCAGCAGCCAGAGCGCCGCCGCCGTTCTTGCCGCCGCTGTCGCCCAGCACGATCTCCTCGATCTGCTCATCCATATAGCGCGCCATGCGCTCATAGGCGTCGCTGCCGCCAGATCGTGCAGCCTCCAAAAACTCCACCTTCATGTTGTCAGGAATAGCGATGGACGTTTCCTGGGCAATAGCGTCTAAGGAGGACAGCAGATCGTCGATCTCCTTGTTCGATGCGCCCTGGGCATGATGGCCCACTGCCGTGGGCGACGCGAATTTGTCCAGGAACACCAACCAGGCGGCGATATCCTGACGCTTAAAGAAGGCAGGCCAGAACAGGCGTGTGCCGAGGCCTAAACCGAAGGGGCTACCGTCTTTGCCTCCGTAGGTGTGGACGATGAACTTCCGGTCGGGCAGCGCCTCCCCAGTCATCATGTTGCCCCAAGTGAGCATCCGCAGGTTGTAATCCATATCGAAGGTAAAGCGGCGCTGATTGCGCGGCAGGATTCTCTTTACGATGTACTCGCTGCCCTCGGTGGCCCACACAATCTCACCAACCGAGAAGCCCTTGAGGACGGCGTCAAGGCTGTTTAATGTGACTGTATCGAAGTTGATGCGCATCAGATTGCGTTTGACCATCTCGGCGGCAGCAACGTCGCGCGCGCTCTTCGATGCTGGGTCCACTTGCCACGGCCGGCCGATCACGGCCAGCTTACGCTTCTGCAGCGACGAGAAAACCTTCGCGTCGCGCTCAATATCGTCGTAGATCTTCAGACCCTTACCGTTGCCACGCTGCAGCAGCGTGTCATCTTGAGGTGTCAAAACACCTGCAAACTGAGGGATGGTAATGTCGCGCTGGCTGGTAGCGATGACGGTGGTCAACGCGGCTTTGTCTTGTTGGGTCATGATCGGTCCTGTTATTTCTTAACGGTGCACGTGCCGGCTCAGCCGTTCACGTAATCAGAAGTGTTCGACGAGGATCGGCGCCGGCCGCTGGATCGTCCGCGCGTGCCGCCCATACGGGCCAAGAAGATCGCCCACAACATCTGCAGCGCATCTGGGCCGTCGTCGTGATCCGCCATTGGGAAGTGCTTCAGCTGATCCATCAGCGTGTTTTGCGACGGGTGAAGGCGGATCAAGCCATTCGCAACGTGGGGCTGTAGCGCCTCGATCCGCAGAATCTTGTCCTCGTGCGGGGTCACAGGGATCGCAGGAACAGGCATGCCTTGTGCGGCACTACGCTTGACCAGCTCGGTGCGCAAGAACTCCTGGAACTGGACGACCTCAAAGGCCCAGGCAACGCAGTTGTATTCGCGCTGCAGCGTGATAATGTCGGAGATGATCTTGTCCGGGACGCGCTTGGCGATCTTGGCCTCGACGACGTCCAGCACGCCAGTGACGCGATTGCCGCCGCCTATCAGCAGCGCCGATGGGTCGCGCGACTTACCTTTTTTGCCTAGCGACGGATCGCAGGCGCCGTAGAACACCCATTCGTTAAGTCGGTTCACCCAGAACTGGATGCAGTTGGCGAACGGGGCGTCCTCGCCGCTGATCGGGTCATTCTGCTGCTCGGAGTCGAATGCGGCTTTGCCATCGCGCGCGCGCTTGACCATGAGCTTGTAGAAGGTCGTGCCGCTTGGCCAGCAGATGCTGGCGCCTCGGTCCATTGGCGCTTTGTTCGCCGCATAGAAGGCTTCCGCCTCGCCCGGATCGGCGTTGAGCAGCAGTTCAGCCCATGTGTCCCACAGGTCCATGCGATCCGGCCACTGCTCGACGGCCCTGAACTTAACGCCGCGCCATAGCCGGTTGCCGATCAGCCGCGAGAGCACCGAGTCGTAGTGCAAGATCGTGCCGATAATGAACACGTCCATGCTGTCGTCAGCCGCGCCCAGGGACAGCAGACTCTTGTTCACCCAAGACAAAAGCTTGTCGCGTTGCTCAGGGCTGCGAACGTTCTCATCGTTCTCCAGGTCGTCACCAATGATCAAGTCAGGACGGTATGGCCCATGGCGCCGGCCACGGATTTTCTTACCCGAACCGAACACCTCGACCTTGACGTCGTTCTTCGTGACGATAACGCCGACCTGCCAGACACGGCCCTGGCCAGTGGCTTCCGGGAAGTCCATCAGAAGCCGTGGATTGAACTCCAGCTCGGCCTTGATCGCCTCCAACATAGGCAGTGCCTGGTCAAGCGCATCCATGACGATCAGCGGGTATCGCTTGCGGCCGGTGCAAATGCACCAGAGCGTCCCGATCTGCGTAATGATGGTGGACTTGGCGTGGCCGCGCGGCGCCGCAACGGCTTCGTGATCGCCAATCTCGTTATCGACCACCTCTTGGAAGCGGTCGAACAGATAGTCGTGAAGAGTGGCCGGATCGTGCTTGATGTAGTGCGGGAAGTAAGTCTGAGCAAACTTCCTGAACGACGCGAACGCACCCAAGCGTCGCTCCTGCATCGCGGCGGGCGTCGGATCGAAGCCATCGCACTGGGCCTCGATGGCCATGCGCAGGCCGCTGGCCAGCTCTGTGACGCTGGCCAGGAAATCCTTCTTAGTTAGCTTCTGTTTTGATTTCATCATGTGGCTATTGCGCAGCGATTTCTGCTGCGACTAAGGCGATGGCGATTTGGCCGGCGCCGCCCGGATAGGCGGCAATGGCGGATCGAATCGCCGTTAACGCTCCAAAGACCTGGTCCTGCATGGGAGGGGGCATGTCCGCGATGCTGCCTTTGATTGCCAGGAGAACGGTTTGCTCTTCAGTCATATCTATCCGTACGTGCGGGCCAGCTCATCTCCGAACGGTTCCAGCAGTTCGGCAAATGCTTGGGCGTGTTTGGGGTAGCGCTGCTGCACGAAGGCCGCCAGCTTCTGCACCACCTCCATTGCGGTCGCCAGTTCCGATGTTTCAGGCAAGATGCGTTTGGACGCGGAGACGGTCTTGTTGAAAGCGTCGGCCAGGCTGGACAGCATGTGGACCTTATCGGCCGGCTTGATTTCGGTATTGCGGCTGATCTCGTCCATGCTCGACTGATACTGCGTGACGAGGCCGGCCAGCATCTGGCGGCCAATGTCCTCGATGCTGCCGCCGGCCATCAGTTGGGCGGCCTGCGCTTTATCCCAGTCATCGCCGCTCTGTGCTGCGTTGGACTTCCAGCGGCTTGCTGTGCCGTAGGACACGCCGCATTTCATCGCCGCCACCTCCAGCGATAGCCGGTCGAAGACGTATGCGCGGCGTACCTTGTCGCGGGTTTCAGGTGGATGCGCCATGCGTTAAAAACCCAGCTTCGCCTTGGCGATCATCACACCCACAGCAGCGATGGCGCCCGATACGCCACCGGCAGCGGCGCCGTAAGCAGCGGCCTGCTTCTTCATGTTGTCCATGCTGGCGTCGATGCCGTCCACCTTCTTGGCGATGGTGCGCAGCAGCTGGAGTTCTTCGCTGATCTCTGGCTGCTTGGTGATGTTGGTATCGCTCATTGCTTGTCAGCTTTCATATCAAGTTTGTCAAATAGGCGGTCAACCTTGCGGCTGACTTCGTGCATTGCTTCGACCATCTCCTGGCGCCCGTTTGCGACGTCAGCTTTCGCAGCGAAATCGCGGGCGCACTGCAACTGGTACTCATGGAAGTGCGAAGCAAGCTCGCTGTGCGCCTTCTTCGCGCTGTCCAGGTCGGCCTGCAGCCGGCTCATCCACTGCCGAACAAAGAAACCCAAGCAGAGCAAGATGAGTCCGAAGCAGCCGGTTAGCATCTGGCTGATGCTGACGTCAACGCTCATAGAAAGACTTCTCGCGTTGGGCCTGGCAACCGACACAGAGGGTGCAGCCGGGGACGGCCTCGCGGCGTGCTTGAGGGATCGCATCGTCGCAATCCTCACATTCGGTGGCACTGTCGGCCGCCGATTTGCCGGCCAACTTCGCGCGGGCTTGCTGAGCGGCCAGGGCGACCGCGCGTGCGTGTTCTTCCTGCGCGGTGGCAGTATCGGAAATATCAGTCATGGGTGGTGGCGTTCGTTGGTGATTGTTCTGGAATGACCGGCGCGAACCAGTCGATCAACCGCTGGAGCCGGCTGCGACAGACGCCGTATTGCTCTTTAACGGTGACGGCCCAGCCGGCGACGTCGTCGTCGGTGGCTTCGGCGCCCGACTCTTCGACGTCGGGATCGGCGGCAGCGGCGGAACTGGTTGCAGCAGCGTGGACGTCGGCATCGGGCAGTCCATGAGATGCGTCTCCTGGCGTGGTGGCCGTGGCGTTGAGCACGCGGACAGCGCCAGCATCCAAACAAACGCGGCCAGTGGTGTGCGATTTAAGGGCATTACGTTGTTCCTGTGCGAGTTTGCGATATTGGGTTTCGGATTCGGCCAGAGCCTTCTCCAGCTTGTTTGCACGCGTGACGGCTTCTTTCAGGCGAACGCGGCCGGCTTCGGCAGTGGCGGCATCGGCGCGGGCATCATTGACCTGATGCGTGGCCAGCTGGTCCTTCACGGATTCATGGGTCCAGGTGTGAGCGGCGTAGCCGACCAAGCAGCCGACTAACCAAGCGGCGGCTACCGCGATCCCTACGAGACCGGGAATGCCGCGCGAGACGACTGGGGCTTCGCTCATATTCCCTCCGTCACGACCGCGCCCCAGCCGGCGTATGCCGACTGCAGCGTTACCAGGATGCGTTGCGGGTAGCCCAGATTCTCAGCACAATGCAGCGCTGCGCGACTCGCCCGGCCGCACTGCGCATCCACAGCGCCGTGCGTTAAGTTGGTGGCAGTGCTGGCCTCTTTCTGCCAATGGCCCAGGCCACCGTTGTAGGATCGCAGCATTGCCCACAGGCGGTCGTACAGGGTTGCGCCGACCACGCGGTCGAATAGCCAGCGGTCATAGCCGACCAACGACCGCATCGCCCAGGTAGGATTGTTCGGCTGGCAGTCGGCTGTGGTAAGGCCGACGAGGTGGCACCACCAGGTTGCGGTTGCCGGCATGAACTGGCTCATGCCGCGTGCGCCTACCCTGGAGACAGCGGCAGGGTTCCAGCCGCTCTCCTGGTGGATCTGCGCCGCAAACACTGGGATGGGCGCATCCATGCCCCAGGTGCTATGAGCGATGCGCGTCAGTTCGGCGCGATAGGCATTTGCGCTGCGCGGCACAGCGACCGACGCCTCGGCACCAGGCACGATTGCCAGGCACATTGCCGCCGCCAAGACGATGGCAGCATGTTGGCGAAGAGCGCGCAGCATGTTAGGCGCCCAGGCCAACTGCGATCATTGCAGCGGCGACGATGACAGCACGGCGAATCATGGAGACGCAGAACAGCAGATCGTTCGGCGGTTGGTAGTCCAACTCAAAACACAGCGCTTCATCGACGCCGGATTCGCGCTCGACTTCGCTGCCGATGAACGCGTCAGGGCGGGCGTACGGGAACAGGCTGCGGTCGAGCCAGTAGCCCATGCAGCCAGCGATGGCGATCAGGCTAATTTTGTAGACGCTGACGGGCAACTGCTGTGGCGCCAGCAGGAAGGCCAGCGCGCAGGTAACAACCGCCACGAGCAGCCATTCAAACATGCGCGGCAGACGGTCGGTGATGAAGCCAGGCACGGCGGCGATGGCGTTGCGGAAATACCAGGCCAGACCGGCGGTCAGGCAGAGGCAAAACCAAGGGAGGAATTTCATGGCGCTCCTAGCGTTAAGTAAAGGGAACGTGTAACGGAAAACACGTTCGCAGCTTACGCGCGCGCGAAGCGGGAAATAAGGTTGAGTTGGTTCCGGCGGAAGAAGTGAGGCTAGAATGAGGACACGTGGTGAGTAATCATCATATTGTCTCCGGTAGCGGAGTCCCAATTACTCTTGAAAGAATATTTGATGGCTACATTCAGCGAAAGAAATGGCTACAAAAAGGTACCGCTCGCTATGGTTCCGGAGTCCATGCCAGAAGGGCTTCGCAATAAACTTTGGAATCTATTTGATCGCGTCATGACGCCGGACAAATTAGAGAAGATAACATTCCACCTCTGGTTTCATCTCTACAAGGAGCCTTTGGATACCAGAGGCGTCATAGTCTCGGACTTTCGCACCGATTGGCGATACACAGTCGCAAAGATCCGCGAACGTTTTCTTACTAGCGAGTGGTACGTCGTGTATGACCACTTAGAGCTGTTAATAGGCGAAGATATCCTCTCCGAACAACTCGTCAACGCGATACTTGAGCAAGAGCAGGCGGCCTATCGCTCCGTACAAGGGCAGATAGTACAAATTACTGACGCCGTTGAAATTGCCGCAGTCGAGCTTGCTGCCAACACTGGCGGCAGATTTAGTTCATCTAGCCAACACATCAAGAACGCGCTAACACTGCTTTCTGACCGAGCAAATCCTGATTACCGCAATTCGATTAAGGAATCGATTTCTGCAGTTGAAGCGATGGGGAAGACGCTGAATGGAAGTGAAAAAGGAACTTTGGACGATGCATTAAAAGGCTTAAAAAAACGCCCACTTTACAATCCCGCTCTGCTGGACGGTTTTAGAAAAATCTACGGGTGGAGTTCCGATAGCGAAGACGGTATCCGCCACTCCATGAAAAAGACCCCAAGCTTAGAATATGTAGAAGCTAAGTTCTTTTTGATTTCATGCAGCGCGTTTGTAAACTATCTGAAGGCCGTAGGCGCTGACGGCCAGGAATGACTCCCGGCCAATCAGCTTAGAAAAGTGAAACCTGCCGATCATCGATTGATGCGCCGGCCTCAGAAAGTATTTTCTGAATTGCACGCTCCGTCAGGACATATTCCAGTGCGAGTTGACGGAGCGTCTTTCCCTTTACGAACTTATAAACAATTTCTCTGTTTCGTACCAAGCGTATGGCGCCAGCAGCGCGCGGTATATCAAAGTGGTCCATTCCGCCGAATTCTGCCGAAAGCTTACATGCTTCATCGAATCCGATCATTCGGGCAAGGATGTGATCCGGTCTCATCGTCACCGGAACATACAAGCGCACACCGCCATAATTTTGTACCAATTTCAGCGCGGCCGATAGCCCCACGATTGCAGCGATATGCCGCACCTGGTGAGGCAGATCCGTCAATGCGATCTGGTCTGGGTGTAATACCGAAGTCATCGTTCCCTCCGTCCATGACGCTTTGCATCGTAGCTCAGCGCAGCGATGACCTTCGCCAAGTGTTCTGGCTCGCAGAACTCTATTCGATCGATTTTGCATATCCGCTTCGCCATCGAATCAGCATAGGACCAGGGCCGCTTGGCTTCCGCCAATTGCGCCTCGATCTTTTCGATGTAGTCTGCCCGATTACCTGCACCAGCTGGGCGACCGCGATCTGCCCGCTTTGCAACAACCTTGAAGCCTAGCGATTTAAAGTGGGCTATCAGGGCTTTCCTGCCCGCCGCATCAAGCTGCGCTGAACTGTCCCTCCCGGTAATTTTCAGCAAAACGCTACGGTAGACGTCGTCCTCAAGCGAGAGGAATTTCTTGGCGACGTGGATCATTGCCAGCTCGGACTTCCGGGTCAGCTCGGTATTTACTTTTTGCATGATGCCTCCTGACGGCCGTTTGGATATCGGCGCTCCATGTAGCAGGCCCTACAGGTGTTATCGATGCCGTCACCGTCCTTTTTCGCAAAGAAGAACTCAGTGTCAGCCGGCCAGTAGTCCTGGCATCCGCTGCAGCGTTTGTACAAATCGCCATCCTGTATTTGGTACTTGCCAGTTGCGAGGCCAGCAGAAAATTTGTCCGCTGTGGGTGCCGCAGGCTTGTATTGAAGTACGCTCATGGCTACCTCTCAGGCAAGCGCGCCGGTGGCGGCCTTGTTTGGCCCGCTTTCGCAGGCGGTTGCCGCATACGCGCGGACTTTATTGATTGCTGTTTCTTTGTCCATTTTTTCCTTGGCTGCTCTTCAGTACCAGGCAACCACGCCTGGCAGACCGGGCTATCGCCCGGTTTCGCATTGGAGTTAGAACTGTTCGTGATCATCCAGGTCGTCTGGCTTTGGCTCCGGCCTAGCTCTTACCTCGCGAGGGTCCACCACTTCCATCTCCGTGTGAATACGCTCGCAGCTGGTCAAAACGGACTTATTCAGACCGTTCCCGGTGTAGCTGGTCTCGCACTTCCGGGCCTCCTGCATCAACGCCACTAGTTGCATACCTTTCGCCAGCGGTAGCAGGTAATCGTTGTAGTCGATGCGGACGACGCACTGTGGAGCAGATGGTTTGCGTGCGCGGGTCGCCATGATTAAACCGCCGCCATATCGAGGCTGATCGGGCGGTATTTGTCCGACTCTCCGACGCGTTCGTAGATGCGAACGTAAGACTTGCTGCCAGCGACTTGCAGCGCCTCGCCAATCGCGGTCATCGCGCGCTGCCATTCGTCGTCCTGGATGGCCAGGCGGCGCAGGCCCAGCACGCGGCCGGTGTTAATCTTGCCGGCGTTATCGACCTGGAAGGCGTCGTTGATCAGAACTTGGATTTCTGGCTGCGCGCCTTCGCTCCAGCGTTGCAGGCAGGAGTCGATCAAGGCTTTCGCCGCCTGCAGGCGTTCGTCGAACACCAGAGTTTCCTGGATGGCGCGGATTACTTTGTAGCGGCCATCAAACGACACCAGGGTGACGTTGCCTTTCTCGCCGCCGACCTTGACTTCGTATTGCTCGACGCTCAGCTGGACGAACGCTGCGATATCGCGGAAGAAGCGCGCCTTGACCGCTGCGATTTGTGCTGCCAGGTCATTTGCGGTGGTAACGATTTCCTGCACCAGGTTGTCGCGCGCCAGGTCAATCGGACGGATCATCGACTCCGGCACCAGGCGGCCTTGCGCATCGCGCTTGTAGCCCGCTGGGATGGTTTCGTTGTTCTGGATTACTGCGGTCATAGTTGCCTTTCGTGGTGTTAATAGAGCGTTAAATACTGTTGTTTGCTGGAGCGGTGGCGCACTCAGCGACGATCAGCGCGGTGTAGTGGCCTGCCCGTTTATAGTCATCTGCGCGACCGCTGCGGTCGGCGTCGAGAAGCAGTTCCAACGCACGGCCTTTGAGATATCCGATGAACTCGTTGGGGCGAAGCCGGCCACGCAGCAGGCCAATGGTGAGAGCGTCGTCGTCCGAAGCGGAGGGCGTTGCTTCAGTGTGCGAGGCTACGAGTGTCTTATCCGGCTTCGATGCCGTTGCAGCCGCGCTCTGGCGGCGTGGTGCCGTTGGCGCGGACTCCTTGATGCCGATGCTGTAGATATCGTCGTTAAATACGATCTTCCCGCTTTTGATGGCCGACTTGAGCAGTTGTGGAACCGCGTAACGCTGGGTCAAGCCCATGGCGACCTTCAGCGTGTCCCGCGTCGATGGACCATGCTTTTCCAGATGGTCGATTGCCATCTGAACCTTGCTGCGGCTGTCGACCGGAGTGGTGCTAGCAACTATGGCGGCACCTGTGGCCTCGCGGCGTTTAACTGGCACGTCGATCTGCGTTTGCGTGTTCGCGGGCGGTGCGTCCCATCCAAGCGTCTTGATCGGCAGGCTGTACTTCTTCAACGTAAGGCCGTTACCACCTGGCGTCTCCACAAAGCTCAGTCGTTGATCACGAAGCGCCATGACCAAGGTGTTCTCAACGACTTCCAGATCAATGTCCAGCAGGTCGCTGAGCTGCACGGCGCTCAGGCCAGGACGCTTGCGGAGCAAGTCAAAGATTTTTTCAAGATAGTTATTCACGCAATTTCCTTTTTAACGGTTCGTAGTTGTGCTTCTAAAGTCGCTTTGCGTTCCGCCACGTAGGCGCCACGCTGAAAAAACAAGTCCTGGGCGCCACGCCGGCCTTCGTCGACCGCCGCCATGAACTCGGCCAAGGTGCGGCGCCGCACCACCTCCAGCCGTCGCAGTTGCCAAGCGAGATAAGCCGCCTCCAGCTTCAACAGCCACCGCTTCATAATCTTTTCTCCTGGTTAGTTGGTTCGTCATTTTCGGTAGCTGCAATGCAGGTCAGGTCGACGGGTGGTAGACCGTCCAGCTGCATCTGTAGAGCAGTGCCATCGCGCGGGTCAACGTCGTCGTTATCTGGACATAAGACTGGCGCGGGCGTCGGTTGCGGTGCGCCGACTTCTGGCAGTGCCAGGGTTACGGTGTCGACAGTCGCCTGCACCGTCTTCATGCGCTTGCTCGACTTGCTCTGTTTTTCCGTTGACTGCTTCGGCATGTACTCGCACTGTTGACACGCTTGCCAGTGGCGCATCGCTGCCGGGTTGTGCGTCGGTGGTTTGCCCTGGGATATCTCCTCACAGTATTGCGCCGACACTCCTTCGCCCAAATACGGACAAGGCAGTCCACCGAATGCGCCGAGGAACAAGCGCGCAAATTTTTCTGTTCCTGCGGTTCCCTTCCCGTACTCCCCGATGCCGTTAAATACTGCCGACAGCGTTGAGCGACTGACGCCCATCTTTTCTGCTACGCGCGTCTTGTTGCTGGCCTGGACTTCTCGGGTCAGAGAAGCGAACCAGGCTTCCTTCATGTACTCGCAAATCTTCATCAGGTGCTTCCTTCGTGCTGCTCTTAGTCTTCGCTGGTGGGTCGGGCTTCGCTCTTGTTCGGACAGCTTTGGCAAGCGCGCCAGTGCATCATGTGCAGTGGGTTGTGCGTTGGTGCCGCTTTCGTCGAAAAGTCATGACACATCGTCGTCGGCAAGTTCAGCTTGAGATGTGGGCAGGCGACCGCCATCGGGAGTTCGAGCGCGCTCAATACCATTCGCTCTAACTTAGCCATGTCGCCGGGGTACTTTGCCGAGAGAGCCTGGCTGATGGCAGTGCGTGAGTAGCCCACGCGGAGCGCAGCGCGGCCAATGCTCGTCTTGTCCGCTTCGTCGCGCAGCAGTTTCAGCCAGCGTGGATCAGAGGTCGTCATGGTTCTTCTCCGTCTGCTGCCACACCACTTCGTTGAGATTCGGGTCGTAGACGCTCTTGGTTCGCTGAATCATCGGCGGGCGCGGGCCGGTGTACTTGCCTGGAGCAAGGCGATATCGGGCAGCACCGTTAACCATGTTCTTCGCAGGCTTCGTCAGACTGAGATAGCCCGCCGCGTACAGCATGATCACGTAAGCTTTGGCCGTTCCGTCCTTGACCTCCTGCCCGGAAGCGCTGGCGTGGGCGGCTAGCTCCCGATAGTTAAACTCACCGATGATGCGCATGGAGCGCCACATGGCTTCGGTCCCCATGCCTTGCTGCAGCGGCTTGCCGTCCCTGGTCAGGCGTGGTGCCTCAACACCGTTATCACGTACAAGTTTCCATTCATACTTGCGCGGGACAGCGCCGGTAGAAATATCTTTCGCCTCAAGAAAACCACCCAGCTGCAGGGCGTGCAAGTAAGTGTGCAGCGTGCCGACTTCGATGTTCGTTTTGATGCTTAGCTGCTCTGTGGTGAAGCCTTTGTTGATCCCAAATTTTCGGACTTGCTCCCATGCTCGTTGGCGGGAGCCTTTGCCACCGGTCATCTCTACGTGTGCCGGTGCGCGTTTTTTATAGGTTGATGCCATTTGTTTCGTGTTCCTTATGCAGCGCGGCGTTTAGGCGCTTCGCCGGTGTACAGTTCCCGGTCACCCCAGCTTTTCAGCGTCATGCTGGTATCTGCGTTGAGGTTCGCTTGCTCATGAATCAGCGTTAAATTCACGCAGACGCGGCGGACCGAACCATTCGCCTGTGCGACGATATGGGTGAGCAAGTCAGGTGCGATTTCAATGCCAGGGCAGTAGATCGGCGCCAGCTTCTCGGCATCATCGACCGAGACCGGCATTGCGGGAATCCACGCCATCACGCGACTGTGAAAACGCTCCCACTTCTTGAGGTTGTGGGGGAGCATTTCTTCGCCAACCAGGATCAGCGTTCCTTGACTGCCTTCGTAAATGTCGCGGACCAACTCGACCATGCTGTTGGAGCGCAGGCAAAAATCGAACTCGTCGATGATCAGGGGGCGCCGGCTGGCGGCCAACTGTTCGCAGATTTGATCCAGCATGCCGGCGATGGTCGACATTGGCTTGATGCCCATCTCAAACAGAATCTTTTCGAGCATCGCCTTACGATTCCAGGCGCTCTTAAGCTGGACGTAGTAGCCGCGCGCCTGGTTGGCCAGGGCGGAGCATGCGAACGTCTTACCCCGGCCGGCCTCGCCGTAAATCACGCCCATGCCTGGCAGGCCGTCTACTCGGTTAAGCAGCTTGTCGGCTGCGATGGCGATCAGGTCCAAGTTAGAGATTTGAGCTACTCGATTGACCATGGGATTGATGTTTGTCATAATTTCACGCTTTCTTGGTGTTCGCGCTGCTGGCGGCAGCGCGGGTTATCAGGCTGTTTTCTTGCTATAGACTCGGAACTCGGAGGTGGCCGTGTACGACTGCCTCCAGTTTTTTTGACGCTCGCTCAGTTCTCCTTCCTCCATTTTTGAAATGCGTAGCCATTCGGCATAACGGTGCTGCGGCTCGGTTGGCGCTGCCCACTCGGGAGCGACTGATACTTCCCTTACTTCGACTATCTCTGCGTCCGCATGCACTGCTGGTGAAGCAAACACAAGGTCGCGTGCGCGTTGCGCCAGTTGGTCGCGGTCGATGTTCATGAAGCCAGGTATGTGCACGCTTTCCATGTTCTCCAGCGCAGGCGCACCGCGCCGCTCCAGTTGCACTTCCTCCAGCTTCGTTTCCAGGCGCCGTTCCCTGCCTGCCGCGCGTTTGTCGCGTGCTTTGTCGACTGCCGACGCCGGCATGTAGGCCCGTTCGTTCGCGTTATGCTCAGCGGTGCAGATGAAGCGACCATCCGCGTCGTACACCCACACCTTAGATCCATCGTGTATGTCATAGCCGATGGCCAGTTGTTCGCCGTGGAACTCTTCCAGGCTTCGTGCGAAATAGCGATTGCCAAACAACTCGATTTCAGCGCGGCGAACGGTGCGCAGCTGCTGCGGTCGGAACAGCGGGCGTGCCTCGTCATCCGTTACCACGGAAGCCTGGAACCCTTTGTCCACCGCCAGTTGCCACGCCTCGTCTGGCGTCATGTGGCGCTTGCGACCGTTGAGCGGGTCGACAATCTTCGGGAGAGAACGGTGAGGGCGGCTGTTGTATTCAGACGCCTTACCGTCGCAGAACTCCAGGAAGCTTGACCAGGCCATCAGCGGCATCGCAACCGCGCCACCGGAAGCCGTACGCGCTATTGCCTGGCGTGACAGCTTGTGGATCACCTGGGAGGCCTGGCGGTCCATGTCGCGCCCCATGTAACCTGGCACTTCCTTGGCCGCTTTCACCCAAATCGTCTGGTGCAGGCGCTCGATCACGCCGCGCGCCTGCGAGTTGTACGGGATGCTGTTGTGCATCTCGGTGCCAAGCCGGCCAAGCAAGCCGGTGGCGCTATCTGTCATCAACTGGTTCTTGTAGCCCGAGCCGTTGTCGACGTAGAAGATCGCTGGAATCCCGGATTTAACGCTTGCGTGGCGCAGCGCATCCAAAACGGCGAAGGCGCTCTCGGCCAGCCCTACCGACCAGCCGACCAAGCGGCGCGTTGCAATGTCCACGACACTGGTTATCTCAGGCCTGAATGGCCGACCGTGGAGTGGATGCTGAACCTCCGCGTCGAACGTGTGACCGTCCGCGCTGTAGATATCGGTGGGCAGCAAATCTTTAAAGCTGCGGCGGATGAAAGGCCGGATCGTTTTGAGTTCGCGGTCGCCCATGCGCCCCATTTCCAGCGAGACTTTGCCCACTTTGTCGAGGAAGCGGCGGACCTGCCAGATACTCGGCAGCTTGTCGAGACCTTGCGCCGGTGCCAGGCAGCAGAAAGTTTCATAGGCATGATTCACCGTCGGCTTTTCTGGTTTCTGGTAGCACTCCATGAACAGTGGCGCCCAGGCTGGTACGGTCATGTCGCGTTGCTGGAACCTCGGCGCCAGGGAGCCGGCACGGTCATACTCCACGAAGCGCAACAGGCTACTGACCGATGGCAGGCCGGAAGCGCTTGGACGCCCACGTCCATCGCGCGCAGCGCGCAGCATGTTGCTCAGCTGCGGGGGCGCATCACCTCGTTCTGCCATCTCCAGCAAAACGCGCGCGGCTTTCTTCATCGCATAGCCGGACTTAGCCATCAGGCCGTTTAACGCGGCCAGGACTCCTTTGCGGGCATCGGCAACCAGGCTTTGGTTGAAAGTCATAGCGACCGGCGCGGGATGGTGTGGCTCCCGCGTGACAATCTCGGTTGACATAGTCGCAATTAACCTCGTCGCAGCCGTACGTTCGATTTGCCGCATGATTTCGCTTGGCAAAACGTACTCCCGGCGGACACCACCCTTGCCGGTGGTTTCTTGAAACTTCCACCCCTCGCGTTCTGCCTTGACATGGATCGCAGCGCGCGTCGTGGGCATACCAGGCAAGGCGAATGCCAGTAATTCTGCGACACCATAACGCTGTTTGATCTGAGTGGATTGCATTTATGCAACTCCGCCCGAAGCGGCAACACCCCTAGTCGCGATGCAACGCAGAAGCGGTGCGAACAGGCGTTTTTGGTAACGCTGAGGCCAAATTTCCATCGCGCTAATGCCAATTGCCGATGCAATGATCTGTTCGCCCTTCGGGTATGGGCGATCCAAAGCGGATTTAAGTGTGCCTGCGTTCAATCCACTTTGACGCGACAGTTCGCGCAAAGACCACCCTTTTTTGTGCAACGCCGCAACTACATCTGCCCTATGCCAGTCTGCCGAACTGGCGGTTTTTTGGTTCGTAACTTCACTCATGGGATACTCCTATGTGGTAATGCCATGAGTGAATTCTAAGTGTATTTTAGTGAGTGGTAAAGATGAATTCACTAAAATACAGTTGCCGAATATGCCATTTATGCGTTAAATTTACATATCCGATTGATTTTAAAGAATAAATTTCTAATGGTTTTGTGACATCCAACCGTATGTTTTTGGAATTCACTTCACCGCAGGGAACTGAATTGTGGACAAGTTGTTATCAGCAAGTGAAATCGCGGCGTTAAAGCTTCCTGGCGTGCCAACGACTAGGGCGGCGGTCAACGTCATGGCGAAGCGTGAAGGTTGGGAGTATGAGACCGTCACTGGAATAGGCGGCCATCGCCGTGTCTTTCGTGTGCCAGCTAAGTATCTGGGCGGAAGCCAGTCTCAAGCGTCTGCAGAGCAGTTCGATAGCGCCAAGATTGCTGGGGCGGTCGCTGGGGGCAGTAGTCAAGTGGACGTGCGCAAGCTTGAGCTAGCGATACGCGCGGTGGATGAATGGGAGCGCACCAGGAATGCGACTATCGCGGCGGAACGGCGTCCGGCAGTCATAGCTGTTCTATATGAGTTCCTGGTTAGGTCAAACGGCCAGGAGGACGCGCTGGACGTAGTGCTTCGCGCCCTCGGATAGTGACAATTGGTGAGAATTCAGAAATAACTGTCTTGTTACAATCGTTACTTTGAGTAAACGTTAGTTGCAATGAAGACATTTGAAGAAAGAAGTTTGCTGGACGGCCTGATCAACCTGCTAGATGAGGCGGTCAGTTTTGGGACCAATGCGGTGCGCACATCGTGCCTGACTTGGCTATCAGGGATAAAACGCGGCCAGAGTGCAAACGAGGCGAGCTATTCCCACAGCCAAACGGGCATTAGGAACTATCGAAAGCGTTCCAAAAAAATCGCAAACGTGCTCACAATGCACTCAATCTTAAGCAGAAAGTTTCAAAACGCGTTAAGTGAGGAAATCGGCGCGGCGGCCGCATGGTTGCTGGGTTTGTGGCCGAAATGCTCCGATAACTCGGGTGTCAAAACGGTCACTCCCCCACACTTGCCAGCACTGTCGGGTCCTATGAAGAGATTTCACACATTGCCTTGA